CGTGAAAGCTCATATAGTCTATAAAACGCTGAGTATAGTATTCTGCATAATCACGTTCTCTATTAATCAATAGGTCAACCTCTTCTTTACTGGCGATTGAACTATTCTCAGAGTTATGCTTATATACGCCACCATTAGCGATTGTGTACGCTGCAAAAGGTAGATACTCTGCCATAGCATAGTGAATAAGCATAGGTTGAATGTAATCGTTTATAAGCTCCAAGTAGTCTCCTGTTAAATTGCCATCAATAATATCTTGACTAATCTTATCGTATAAATCAGTACCCATAAAGTTTCTAACGTGAATCTCTTGAGCTATATGTATAAACTGAATAAACTTATCAGTGTCCACCGAACCATTAAGTGCGGTGTTCTTTACAAGGTCAGCTCTCTTTATAAATAATGCAGTTGCCATATTATTCTTCTTCTTCTATTTGAGGTTCTTCATCAACTTGGTCTCTCTTGATACCAGTTTCTTTTTCTACTTCACTCTCAGATATAGCGTTTGTCAAGTCAGTAAACTCAAGTGGCTGTAATGTCTTGAAGTATATATCCAATTCAATTCCGTTATACATAAGCACCTTCTCCAACTCATCTAAGATTGTTACTTGCATAGGTCGAATAACAGTGTTATCCATAAGTAGAGAAGCCGTTTGAAGCTCTTCTGCGTTGTTTCCAAGTCCGCTATTGTCTTTGATACCAACGAGCATAGGAGAGACGATTCTGTGCGATACCATCACCTTTCTCATAGATTCATCAGACAAGAATTGATACTGCTGATGAGCGTCAGATAATTGTACAGGGTCTATTGTAGCTGCAAGTTCTTTAGAGTCGTTAAACGCCAAGATAAATCTACCTGCGTTAGAACTACCGCTAAACTTCTCCACAATACTTCTTTCAATCATTTCTCTCTGCTCTTCTGGAGGTACTCCGTTATTGAAGTTAATAAGCATAGAAGGAGCGAGTCCATTCTGAATGTTATTAATATGATAGTTTGCAATCTCTTCTTCGAGCTCTGCATACTGTAAACCACCCTGATAATCTACTGGCGAATAGTATTTGTAACCAGCACGATAAGGCTTGATGTATAATATCTCAAGTGGCGACTTAGAAAAACCAAATGCAGGGATTCTCTTTAGCTTATCAGATTTCTTGTATTCTTCCCAATTAGAGTGATAGAAGTAAGCCTCTATCTCGCCTTTTGAATTGCACTTCTCAGCTCTAAGTGTTTCTACAGGCATATGCTCAACTTGAGCAATTTTCTTTCTGTCTTTGGTGTATATAATTTGAAGTGCAGCTTGACCCATCATCTTGTAGTCGTAGCATATCTTCTTCATACAGTCCTTAGTGAAGAGCTCTTTCATCTCGTCATACTGACTTTGATTCTTATCGCCATCAGTAGCGTCAAGTCCTTTACCATAAATCATTTCTGCAATACCATTGATTGCAGCGTTGTTTGTTGGCGAACCATTATACCTATCAATTAGGTATTCAAAGTAGTTGTTATCATCGCCATAAGAAACCCAGTCTTGATTACTGTATTCCTTAATGTCAGGGCGTGAATATGACTCAAGGTTTACGATGTGTATTTTACCATCTTTTACTTGAGGTTTTACCCTTGCTTTTGTATTTCTTCTTGACTTACTCATACTGTTATATATTCATTGTCGTAGCTTTGTTCAACTACATAATCGTCTTTGTGTACATCAAACTTATCATAATCTGTTTGGTCGGTACAAAATAATACTCCTTTGTATAACTCTCCGCTATTATCAATTAACTTAATACCATAGTATTCGTTTTCTCTAAAGCTGAATTGACCTGATACTGTGGAGAATGGGTCGCCATAATTAAACACAACTTGAGGGTCTGTATTCCAGTTTTGGTCAACGTTATTAAAGAAGACATCTGCTGTTTGCCAGTAATACGGAGAGCTATAATTTATCTCTCTTCTGGAAGACTTGTCGTAAATGCGAATAGTAACTTGACTAACATTCTGTCGTCTTGGTATAACACGAATAGTTTGCAGGTCAGTAGATGTTGTTACAACGTGCATTATAGAATTACATATTCGTTATCATAACTTGTTTCGGATGTATAATCGCCATCCTGCACAAAGAACTTCTCTCCGTCAGTTTGGTCTGTACAGAATATAAGTCCCCTGTATATAATTGCGCTACCATCTTTTACTTCAAATGAATAAGCTCTGTTCTCTACAAGAGAGAAAGAACCTGATAGTATCATAAAAGGGTCAGATGATGTTTTAGAAACAGATACAGTAGATGTGGTAAATTGTGTTTTATCTGTCAGCTCAAGAGTAACAGAACTCGCATCTTGTCGAGGTACTATCTTTAGTTGTTGAGGTGCAATAGATGTAGTTAATAAGTGCATACTAAAGTAACGAAAATGTTCCTTTTTGTTTTTGGCGCATAAAAAAATAGGGGATGTAAAACACCCCCTATCAGATTCATAACCCTATTGAATTTATGGAGAAGGGTCTCTTTGAGTAGATGGTGTAGCGGTAGCACCTGCCATACCTGCAAATGGATTGTCAGCAGTAGCACTATCCATAAAATTAGGTGCAAAACGCTCACTTGCGGTAAATGTCAATGTATATCCACTTAAATCTCCCATAGCAGTACCAGTCACCATTGTTCCAGCAGTAACATCTGCACCATTTTCTATTCCAACAGCATACCATTCGTTATGGTTAGTTTCAATAAAAATGTGAGGGCGACCATAAGCCATTAATTTAATTTCCTTATTATCTTCTTTACTTAATTTCGGAAAAGTCATATTAACAACCTGCTCAAAGAATGTAGTTCCATTCTCAATAGATGATGTTATATTTGTTTCGAGGGAAGCATTTCCTTTGACATCGTAAACGTGATAATTGAAAGTACCATCCATATTGGTAATCTCATCATTTCCAGCTGAATTTATTGTTACAGAACCTAAATCTCCGTAATCAACAAATACGACTGTTTTTACACCACCTACGGCATCTTTACAAGGTCTTAATCTTCCGCCAGTTAAATCACAAGCCATATTATAAGTATTAAAAAGGGGGTGGGTTTAGCACCCCCATATTAGACGATTATTTATTAGGTGTAAAGAACAATGTCACCACCGATACCATATTGGACACCAGCAGTAAATCGCATAATTACACGGACATTTTGACTTCCGTCAAGGTCAGCCATATCAATAACTTTTACTTCGTTGTGGTCGGATAATAGACCAGTACCGAAGTACAAGTTAGAAGTTTCAGCAGCAACCATATCATTGTCAGCAAGACCCTGAGCGATGAACAAAGGAATACCTTGAAAGTTCATTTCAGTCTTACCAACGTGATACAAGTCACGATATCCTAAAGCAGCTTGTGCAGACACATAAGCCTTAGCGATGTTTGTAGAAATGTAGATTCTTAAATCTTCTTTTCCATAAACAGTGTTAGGAATTGCATCTACAACCTTTTGGATTTCTGCGATTACGTTAGAAGAAGTAACAGTAGTACCTGTAACATCTACAACATCAGAGTCAGCAGCTAACAAAGTAGAAAGTCCGTCAAACTCACCAGCAGTAGCGTCAGTACCTTGCCAGATGTTTTGCTCAGTCTTTTCTGCAACTTTAGCAGCAACGTGACCGATTAGGAAATCAGCGAATTTAGGAGGTAGGTTGTCATAGGCAGAATAACCCATTTGAACAGCTTCCCAGTCAGAACGGAAATCCTTCTTACAAAGCTCAAGGTTTACTTGAAACTCTTCAGGTTGGAGAATACGCTCTGTCAAAGTCAAAGAACCAGCGTCAGTAAAATCACAAGAAGCGTTTCCAATAAGACCGCTTGTTGCAACTTTCTTTACAACTTCTTTAAACTTCACATTAGGCTTTACAGTAATACCGCCATTTGCGATTGTATTACCGCTTAATAGAGCAGCAGAGATGTACTTTCCAGCAAACTCTCCTGCATATGTAGTAGTAATTGATGGAGTTGGCATAATTTAATTTTAATTTAGTTTATTTTGGACATTACTCGGTCAAGTGTCGAAAGAGGGCGATTTTGACCGAATTTGAAGCCCTCGTTTTTTTCTTGCTTTTCTTCTGGATTGTGCGAAAGAGGCTCAACTGCTGGTTCAGCAGATAGCTTCTCGATTTGTGCATTCAATTCAGCTTTTTCTTTTTCGTAAGTTTTCATTTCCTTACCCATTTCACCTTTCATTGACTCAATCATATCTTTGAGTTCAGCGATTTTAGAATCGAATTCAGATTTAGAAACATATTTTTCTTCTTCTAACTCTTCTTCTTCTTCAACTTCTTCCTTAGATTCTTCAGCTTCTTTTTCAGCTTCATCATCTTCAGCAAGTTCTTGTTCAGTAGATTCGTTAGATAGTTCTGTAGCTTCTTCAGCTACTTCGTCTTCAGACAGTGCAACTTCTTCTTTGACTTCAACTTCAGGAGCAACTTCTTCAGTAGATACTTCTACGTTCTCTACTTCTTCTTTTACCTCTTCGGAATTAATCATAGAAAGTTTTTGCATAATGTCTTTTAAAATAAGAGTTGCTTTACCTTCCATAATAAAAATTTAACTTTAAAGTATATAATAATAACTAATAATAATTCCTCTGTTAGATTTTACCTATACCTTGAGCTCTTAATGTTCCATCGCAGCACTTGCGTGAGTACGTTCTTCCATTCTTACAGAGACACCCACGTTTTGAATTGCGTGGAGATGTTCTGCTTGGCGTTTCTTCTGTTGTTTTCATTTCTTACTGCTTTTAGGGTGTTTCTTTGGTAATAGGTCGTAATCTGTCGTGTATTTGGCGTTTTGAGGTCTGCCGTTCTTTAGTAGATATATATAAGCGTTAACTCTCGCTTGTGCCCACTGCTCAGCAGACTTTACCATTGGACTGTGTGATGTTTGAAATGCGCCAACACCACGCTGATATACAGATTTAAGTTGACCTACAGTTGTTCCGTAACCGAGTTTAGATTTATACTTCTCATTAAAGTCATTTGCTTTTTTCTGTAGCGACTTTAACACTCTGGCTGGAACAGATACTCCCCTTCCCTTCCCAGCAGCTCCTTTTGGATTGCGTTTGCTACCTCTCTTTGGAGAAGGGTTTTTAGTATCGGAATTTGGTGCTTTCGGGCTTCTAATAATTCTTCCTTTGTCATCGTATTTTGCTAATTTATGTTCTTTGCAAGGCATATACCACGTCTGCCCATCGACATCGTGTTCGTGATAACCATCGCAACCAATATCCTTTGCAATTCTTAACGCTTCTTCTTTTGTATCGTAGGCGAGTCTCCCATCAATCTCTTTAGTGGATAACTCCATTTTAGATTCCTGAGAGTTTATCTCGTCAAGTTTAGTTTCTGCCCAACGGATTCCTTCTTCGCCTCCCCAAGCATCCCATAGAAGACCGCCACAGCCTTTATTGTATGGTTCGTCTTTCTTTTTCTCAAATCTATTGTAAGATGCCATCTCCGATATCAAACAACGAGATAATGGCTTACCATCGACTAATAGTTTGGCGAATTGCCAAGCCTGAGGCGTTCCGCATCTTGGTTTATTGCTATCATAGTATGCGAGAGCCTGTTTAGCGTTCTTTCTGGCAGCAGCAGGGTAATCTTTGTATGTTTTGTCGTATAAACCGAGTTCAAGCTCCTCAGATAGCTCGTGACAGTCGCAATTAAGGTCTAATTCGCCTAATTCACGCAGTTTAGACCTACTCCAAGACAATCCTGCCTTTCCACCCCATAAAAGGTATGAAATTGTACCACAAGCCTTAGAATCGTTTGGGTCATAGTATTCGGCAGCTCTTGATAAGTAAGAATACATCCTCTTTATCGTGGACACACTGAGTTTTTCACCCCTACTGAGCTGCTGTGCTCTTACTTTCCCCACAGAGGTGGCGCACTTATTATTTACCTTCTTATTTAGCTCAATACCACGTCTTGCGTTATTTCTAACGCCACTTCCGTAGTCTCCGTATGTAGCTAATTCGTATTTATCGCCAAGAATTACGTTAGCAATCTCTAAAAGTACCTGTTTTGCTTCGTTTTCTTCTTCGAGTTGCTCTATTTGAGACATAGCAACCTCATCAGTGAAGTAACCTTCAATAGAAAAGCCTTTTACTTTACCAGATTTAACATAATCATCCCAAACTTCTTCATTATTGACCTTCATAGATACCATCCAAGTGCCTACAGGCATATCTAAGCCGTATTTACGGCTCTTGTCGTGCACTTTATCCTCTACAATCCACGATTCTACCACAGACAAGCCGTTAAGCTCTGCTTGGTGCTCTAAAGTGCTTTTATTTTGATTGCCACGCATCAAAAATAGCTCTGACGCTTTGCGTACAGTGTCTTCTGAGAAGTAAATGTAGTATTCATCCTCGCCATTACGTCTGTAGATGTTCTTATTAGGGATTAGTGCTGCACCCATAAGAATCTTCTTCTCTTTATCTACTTCGGCAAGTTTTACTTCTTTCTCTTCGGATAGGGCGATAAAATGCTCTTCTATCGCTGGTTTCTCTACTATTGAAATGGCATCTATACCAGAGAACAATCCTTCTTCGTCTATAAAAAGTTCTATAATTCTCATACTATTAAATTAACCGAATGATGCGGTGTTTGTTATGTTTCTATCAAGTTCTTGTTGTGTAGATATATCTTTACCTACTACAAATGCTTTTACTGGTTTCTCTTGCTGAGTTGTTACAGCTTGTGCTAATTGAGATGTCTGAGATGCGCCAACGACATTAAAGTCTGGTGCTTGAATGTTGACACCGCCCTGACCGCCTCCTTTTTCTTTAGGAGTCTTAACTGCTTTTATTTGCTTTAATCTTTGTAAACCAGCAGCTACAGCTAATGCAGCAGCTAAAGCTCCTCTAATTGGAGATGTAACATCTTTTTCTGGAAGGAATTGAGATTCAAACGCAGATTGAGCAGCACTATATGTAGATATAAGAGTTCCAGCAATAGCGAGAGCCTTACCTTCACTTGTAGCTTCTCCTGCTAATTCAGCAGATTTGCTTAATGATTGACCTACTAAATCTACAAGTTTAGCTTTTCCATCCACCTCAAGTTCCGCTAAATATATTCTTCTTTTACTCTGTTGGTCTTCTACATCAGTTAACTGCTTTTCGAGCTTCATTCTCTGCTCAAAAGATAGCTTTTTAGTGTCAAGCTCTTGCTGTAGTCTTATTCTTTCTTTTTCAAGATTAGCGTCTTTTATTTCATTTAATCTGCTTAGCTTGAGACCTTCGTTGGACATTTCCTCGTTAATCTCCATCTGCTTAAGTTCAGATAACTTTTGAACCCTTTCCCTTTCAAATGTCTCCTCTTTTTCTCTTTGCTCTTGAGTCAACTCGTTTAACATAAAGTTGTTCTCATCAGTTAATTGTTGCGTATAATCAGATAAAGATTTACGCATATCCGCAATAGTCTGAGTGTGCTTTTCTTCAGCAATTTCTATGTTTTTATTAGCTTTTTCTCTTGCTTTTTTTATAACCTCATCATCTGCTTTATCCTTTTCTAATTGACGAACTACTGCGTTCTCTTTTTCCTTGAATTCATTTAACCTTCTTGTTTGGTCTTGCTCAAACTCGTCAGCTTTTAATCTTGCTCTACTCTTGAGAGCATTAAACTCTTGATTTATCAAACTCTCTTCAAATGTCAGACCTTCTTCAAGTATTCTATTATGAGAATCTAATATCTCTTTTTCAAAATCAAGGTCTGCTTGTTTGTAAACAGAATTTCTTCTACGCCTTGAAGCACCTCCTTCAGTGTTTAGTTTATTTTCAATTTTAGTAAACCTGATATAATAATCTATCTGCTCATCTATTGCATCTATTTCAGTTTGATTGTAATTTAACAGTGCATCGAGTGAATTCTCTCTTGACCTTAGTTTACCTTCTTCGGATTGCTCAAATTGTTTTAGCAAAATATCTCTAAGCTCAGAATCTTTTACTTTCGTTATTTCATCAAATTCAGCATCAGCTTTTAGTAATTTTTCTGAATTCTCTTCTCTCAACTTAGTTAATTCATCTCTAATCTGTTTCTCGTCTTCAAATCCCCTTTCAAGTATTTTACCTTCTTTTTCTACGACAAGGTTTAATCTGTCAACCGTTAATTCGTCTATTTGATTTTGAGCTGCTCTTGCCATAGCAAGTTCTACAATAGCGTCTCTATACAAATCTGTTTT